GAGTTTGCAGTAATAGAGCCTTCAGCACTCGTTACCCTAGTGTCTAATGAACTAATAGCGGTTGAGTTTGCCGATACATTGCCGTCAGTTGTCGCTAATGACGACTCCAGCGCGGTAATGTCGGTTGAGTTTACCGTTATCGAGCCTTCAGCCGTTGTTACACGGGTAGTCAAAGCGCTTAATGCTGTCGCCGTTCCTGTCTGCTCGCCGTCTAAAGTTGTTAAATCAGATTGCAACTGAGTAATAGCGGATGATTGGCTAGTTATCGTGCCTTCTGCACTTGTAACCCGCGCGTCTAATAGGGTTGTGGCCTCGCTTGTCGCCTGAGCCACGTCAGTTGGCAAATTTAACACCAATTCTGTGCCGTCTTCGGTTGTAATTACCGCGTCAGCCTCGCCTTGAATCTTTGTTAAATCGGTAAACGATGCTTGCAAAGCGGTCGTATCGCTTGCGGTAGACGAAATAGCGCCTTCATTAACGGTTACGCGAGAATCCAAAGACGTGATAGCCGAGGCGTTCGCCGAGACACCCGTTGTTGGGTCATTAACGGTATTCTCTAAGGCGGTAATATCTGAGCTATTAGAAGTGATTGTGCCTTCTGCGGTAGTTAGTCTCGTATCAAGGCTAGAAACAGCGGTAGCATTAGCCGCAACACCCGTAGTCGCATCGTTTACAGTCGTTTCTAAAGCCGTTATCGCTGTTGTGTTTGCTGATATTCCAGATTCATTTGTGGTTACGCGGGTATCAAGTGAAGTAATGGCATTAGAATTTGCTACAACCCCGCTTGTTTCATCGTTTACAGTGGTTTCTAGCGCAGTTATCGAAGTCGCGTTTGCCGTAATGTCGGTTTCTGTCTGGGTTACGCGAGTATCTAAGCCGCCAATCGCAGTATTTAATGCGCTTACACCCGTAGTCGCATCGTTAACGGTAGTCTCTAGTGCGGTAATATCGGTGGCGTTAGTGGTTATATCTGTTTCTGTCTGCGTTACACGCGTATCCAAAGCGCTTACAGCCGAAGCGGTAGCGGCAACACCCGTAGTCGCGTCATTAACAGTTGTTTCTAGCGCGGTTATGTCGGTCGCATTAGTGACAATTGACCCTTCGGCAGCAGTCACCCTTGTGGTTAAAGACGAAATAGCCGTTGTGTTTGTGGTTATATCACCCTCAGCCGCCGTTAAGTCGGTCTGCAAGGTCGTAACGTCACTTGAAAGGCTAGTAATGCTATCGCCTTGCGCTATTGTCGTAGTCTCTAAAACACCAATAGCTGACGAGTTTGCAGAAATATTAGAATTAGCCGTATTTAGGCCAGACTGCAAGACTGAAATTTCAGCTTCGTTGCTGGCAATCCTTGGATCAGCAAGACTTACCCATTCTGTATCATTCCAGTAATAAGGCGCGTTGCTGTCGTCTGAATCATACCAGCGGGAAAAGGTTGGAATTGGGTCAGGAATACCACCAACCCCAGCGACTGGCGGTGTCGCTTGAACGTAAACATCACTCACACCAGAAACTAGGTCGATAATGGTTGCTTCTAAACCGCTGACCGTATTGCTAACCGAATTAATGTTAGCCGTGATTATCTGATTACTTTCGTTAACATAAATAGCAACATCACCAAGATTTTGAATTAAAAAGTCTTGGCCGTCTTCAAGGTTTAGAACATCGCCGCTTTCGACTTCTACTTTTAAAATGTCTTGCCGTAGCGCCTCAATACTGGTGCTTAAATCTGTATCACTTGCCGAATTATTTAAAATCGCCTGAACGTCAGTGGTCAGGTAATCAATATCAATTACCGCATCGTCAAAATCATCTGCGACCAACTTAACGCTTGAGGCCGTCCCAGCGTACACCCAAGCGCTTGTATTACCTGAGTAGTCTACCGCTCGAATCCAGTAGTAACGTGTCACCACGCCGCTATAAGGCGCGTCTATGTAATAGTCTGCGCGAGTTTGTGCGATAACTACCGCGTCACCCTCTACAGACGTTCCCGAACGCTTGATTTCAATATACGAAAAATCCGAATCCGTTGGGTTAGTCCACGCTAAAGAAATTTGCTTAAACTCACCTGTAACGCTTGGGCTTGTGGGTACATTTGGCGCTGTTGTATCAATAACCGCCGCGATTCCCGACTGACTCAAAGCTGTTGATCTAAAACCAAGGCTATTTAATGATCTAATGCTTACCGAATAAGTCAGAGTTGCATTAGTTACAAAATACTGGAATGACTCATTCGTTACTGTTAGTGTGACTGCATTACCCGTGCTGGGCGTAATTGTGACTTCGTACTTATCAACGAACGCATCGTCTGCCGCATCCCATGAAATGTTCAGATATGGCAATGTGGTTCCGTCTGCGTTAAGCGTAGCGCCAGCAATCACGCTTAAATTTGTAGGTGGTGCAACTAGAGTCGGATCAGGTAGCGTGCTAGATTCGTTGTCTGGCTGATCTAAGCCAACATCCCAAGGGTAAATGGTCGAATCGTACTCTTGAAGCGTTAATTTAACCTCACCAGTGTCCGCTAATTGTAAGCCCGCCACCCTGAACGCTTTACGAGCGTCTGTAGCGCCGTTGTCCACCCAACCCATACTTGGATGCTCTAAGCGCACAACATCCCCAGCGGCTATTTTAAGCGCCTCTGAGGTGGCTGTAAGTTTTACGGTTAAAGCATTCTTTCTCGAAGCCAAACACGCAATGCGTGCAATGTCTCTAGCCGAGTAATAGTTAGCAATCGTTGGTAGGGTTATTTCAGTGGCTAACTCCTGGTTGTCGTCCTCGGATAAAAATGTGCTTTCTTCAGTCGATCCAGCAGGCGGCCAAAATACCGTGTCAGACTGCCAATTAGCGTCTGGATTAGTAAACTTGGCGATAACTTTATTATATTTCTTGTCTTTACCAGCGCTGGCGACCTGAATAGCTGAGGTAATATTATCAGGCGTTAAATCAAAGCTGACGCTTTCCGCTTTGTCGATTAAAAGAGAATAAATACCGTTCGAATACGGCATTAAACCGCGCATACCGCGAAGAATTATTTTTACGTTATCGAACAGCTTATTACCTGTGTCAATGATCGCATTACATTCAAAGATTTTTTGAGAACCACCAAGCCCAGCCGAAGACGTAACCGTAGTGTCGCAAAAGGTAGCCGCCGCAATAAACGAATCGTCATCAAGTAAAGCAGAGTCTAACCCCTTACCGTATCTGGCATTTGTTAGATAGTCACGAAGACACAAAGCAGGGTTAGAGCTGTAGACCGTTGTTGCCGTGCTTGGGTTATAAACTTTGCGCCCTCTAACAACCGCTTGAACCTCTGGGATGCTAGAAAACACATCAGGATCATATTTAAAGCGCATTGCCAAATACGCAACACCCCTTAAGCGATGATCTGCGCCCCAGGTGTCGTCAGCTTCAGCTAACAATGTCGAATAGGTCTGGGAATCAGTGCCTAAGTATTTTTCAATCGTAACAAGCCCAGAAAACTTACTGTCAGTAGACAAAACATCGTTAATGTAAACGTCACCAATTTGATCAATCTCGCCTTCGGATAAAACCAAGGCAATATAAAGGTATTCGTTTTTCTTGCCGCCGCCAGTTGAAACAAAAACGCGAGTGCCACCAACTTTCCGCGTGCCGTAAATAACAGGGATTGAAGCAACATTAGACTGCTTGTTAACTAATGTGCCTCGGTTCTGGTCATCGTAGTTTGGTTCTTCAATACCAGTTAGCCAGCCGATTACGTCACCGATAGCACCCGTGATACTTTTAACCAGACTAGATAAAAAGCCCATTAGCTACGTCCCCACTTCAAATCTTTTACGGTATTTGCGGAATACTCAAAGCCCAAATCACCGCTAAAGAAATATTGCTGTGAGTTGTTGTTCGTAAACCTGCCTGACTTCTTGTCAAAATCTGCCCAATGCGAAGCCAAGGCTATTGTAACATCTGAGCTATTATTACCTTCATCAATTTGAAACTGTGTTATCTGGCCGTTAAAAACAACAATAGGCGCACCAATAACCGTGCCATTCGCCGCAATAACCGCTCGGCTTATCGTAGCTTCCCTATTAATCCAATTTTGGTTTAAAAAGATGGATATAAACGACTGTTCTGCGCCCGATACCGTTACATTAACCTGCCCAACTCTTAGCTCTTGGGTTTCTTGAGGTGATGCAACACCTAGCAAACTGTCACTTGCTAAATAAGTATTGCCGCCGTAAGTAATATCATGGCCAAAATCAGTTACATAAATATCAGACGACAAAGCAAAATGTACTAAGTGACATAAGCGAAAATTATCTTTTGCTAATTCCGTAATTACTGAAGCGCTAATAGTCCTGCTCATAACGCTTCCACCATATCTACTTCGTATTCGTAACTATCATAGCCGCCCAAGTTAAACTCTTGAACATCGCTATCTAAGCGCATGGTAAATGGAACGTCATTATAGGTTATGGCTGTGTTATCGCTTACCGCCTCTACTAAAGCAGGCTGAATAGTCATAACACCTGCACCCGCTCGATCAGCGACCACCATATAAACTTTGTTGTGATTGGCGAACTTGACAAAATCACCCGCTTTCAACGTGCCTGTGATCCCGTCTATCGCAATGGTTGTATCACCTACTGAGTGTGCGCCGTTCGTTAATATCGTGCCTGTCGCTGTGCCACTCGTTGAGCTAATAACAGGTGGAACAATAGTAAACGTGTTTAGCTGGCCTTCTAAGGTCATAATAAACGCATACACTGGCGCAAACTCTGTCCGTTTAAGCTGGTTGTATTTCGCTGTAAATGACCACCTTTGCGCACCGATAGACCGCACCTGGCGCCTACCGCTTCGCGTCTCAGTCATTACGTTAGATGCCCTGCTTTTTACATTGATAGCCGCAAATTCTGGGTCTGCTGGGTAAGTCATACTAGCGCCGCCTTACCTTGATCGTTCAAGGCTTGGTTAATCATTGAAATAATCTGACCGCGCCGATTTGATAACAACTGATCGAATCCCTGCGTGTCATTTGCTTGTATATTGAACGATACGTTAGCCGTTCTGTTAACAACTGAAGGCTGGGCTGTGCCTAGCGCTTCATTCGGCGTTATTCGACCGCCAGTACCCATAGTCAACACTTCAGGGCCACGCTCACCAACAACATAAGACTCACCAGCCCTAACCTGTCCACCAAGTGCGCGACCTGATAAAGATTGAGCCGCCGCCTGCACACCAGTGGCAACAACCGTAGCATATGCCGCCGCACCTAAAGCAGGGCCAATAACGGGAATGCCAGACAATGCCTTATAAGCATCCATCGCCGCAGTAAACGTGCTGGATATAATCTTTTTGGCGTTCTCGCGTTTTTCTTCATTGGCTAAATTAACGCCAATTCTAAACGCCGCTTTTTGCTTCTCTGACTTGCCTTTTAATAACAAATCTTCAGCCGCTAATAATCGCTCGTTTAATACCTGTGCGCGTTCTGCCCTTGCCT